CGGCGTTGTCGTCGGGGGCGGGGGCCTCCACGACGGGACCGGTGACGGCCACCGTTGCGGTGGCCGCGGCCTGGGCAGCCGGGGCCTGGGCCTGGGTGTCGGGCGTGTCGGGCATGGTGGTGCTTCCTTCCTGGTGGTGGGCAGCGGCCACGGACGTGACACGCGCGTCTGCGAAAGCGGGGACAGGGACCGCAGCCACCCCTGTGACGGGGGCTGATCCCACCGTCACCGTCTCCCCATCGGAATCAGTCTGATAGTCCCCCAGCTCCACCGACAGCCCGTCACGGGTGCCGTCAATGGCTTCCTGCAGGACCTCAGAGGCTGTCACGGTGGACCCCAACTGGAACGTCATCACGAGCCCCGCGTCAGTGTCATGGGCAGCGGTGGCGTAACCGACAGCGGCGGGCGGGGTCTGGTGGTAGTCCATGAGTTTGACCCTGGACAGGTCCTCAGGGAGCACCAGGGAGCCCCGCTGGAAGCGGAGCCTGCCCACGTTGGTGAAGCCCACGGGCCCGTACGGGGCCACCAGGCCGGTCAGGATGCGGGAGCCTGCCTGGGCAAACACCATCCCAGACGAGAAAGTCACGCGCATGGGTCAGTCCTCCGTGGTGGGGCCGGTGGGGGTGGGGGTCAGGGACCTGACCTCCGCGGTGTCGAAGCGGAGCGAGTCCCGCGGGGGCACAACGTCGTCCATGGACAGCCGCGCGGACACGGCGTTGAGATACAGGTCCACCCCGTAGTCCAGCAGTTCAGCGTTACGGCCAGCGGTGGTTTCGTAGGTCAGGGAGGCCCCCGCTGACGTGGCGTCCACCATGGCCGCGGGCAGTGACGCCAGGCGGGCCATGTTCACCCCCGCCGCGTTGCGGCCCTCCACCAGCAGATGCTCCGCGGCTGCCCCTAGTTCGGACACGTCCAGGTACTTCCCCAGGTAGCCGACCCCGCCAAACTCACCGCGGCGCGCTTCGGCCCAGATGGTCCGAGCCTCCGTGATCTCTTCGGTGGTCTGGGGCACGTCACCGGAGTACTTCAACACCATATAGGCGGCAGGGTTCTGGGCCACGCGGGTGGCGGTGGCCTCCAACTCCGCGGCCTGGAGGATCGTGTCACGCCCAAACTGCAACAGGCCTTCGTGGGGGCCAGGGATCAGCAGGGCCCGCTTCGCGGGGAACTCTTCATTGTCAACCAGCACCACGCCCGTGTCCCTGTTGAAAGACCAGCGGTGGGCCGCGATACGGGAGGCCTTACCCGTGACAGGCCCGTCCTCCCTGTCACGCTCCACGTCCCACAGGGACCAGCCGGTGAACATCAGGTCGTCCAGCGTCCACAGCATGCGGTGGAAGGGGGTCAGGGCGGTGCCCGTGCGGCTGATCCAGGTGGGCTGCTTGGGCTTGCGGACCTCACCCGTGAAGGCCACCAGGACGCACTTCGCGCCAAACCCACAGATCAGGTGACGAGCCCTGGCCAGGGCTGGGACCCCCATGGCCGTCTCCCGCGTTACTGGCGTCTGCTTCAACGCTCCGAACACGTCAGCCCACAGGATGGACGACAGTTGCGGGGTGGGGGCCACCCAGGGGCTGGCCAGCTCCACCAGTCCGTCACCGGACCAGCCAGCCTCCACGGCTGGAGACGACGGAGCCCCAGCCGTGGAGGCAGGAAGGCCAGCCGTCACTGCTGCCCCCGCCGTCAACCGATCCCACAGACCCATGGACACCAGTTTGTGGAGATTGCCCAGAAAGCCCCGCTGGGTGCCTTTATCGGCGTGTCGCTGCTGCCCTTGCGCGCAGTTTGTCCGCTTCGCGGGGCTTGTCAGGGTGGGCCACGTCATAGTGGCTGGCCATGGCCGTCAGGGCGGTGGACCTGGAGAGCAGTACGTCCCTGGCCCCACACCTGGTGCAGACCACGACAGCACTGCGCTGGGTGGCGTCCACGACTGCTGGTTTCATGCTGCTGTGTCTCCCAACTGGTAGAGCGGCCCAGAGTCCACGGGCGTGGTTGCCGCGCTCCAGGTCCCTATAGCAGACGCCACCCCCAGGGACACGTCCCCCATGCTGGCCCGCCGACTGATTGCCTCTCCGTCCGTCACGGCAGGCCGGAACACCAGCCCGGAGATACACTCCGCCAGCTGCTTCGTGCCGTCGTGGTCCAGCATCCGCTGCTGGAACATGGACTCAAAGCGCATGGACGCCATAGCAAACTCTGACTCCGTAAGCACGTCCACGGGCACCCTCCCGGCCAGGTCCTTCGTGGCGTCCAGCACGGGCCCGTTGCCAGCGGCCCTGACCTTCCGGGGCTGGAGTTGCTTCCAGAACTCTTGGACCTTGCCGGGGAGCCACGCGGTGCCGCGGGCGTGGTAGAGCACTTTGATCCTGACGTGGTCACCAGGTAGCCGCCACACGGCCACGATGCCAGCGGACTGCCGGTCCTGGGCCACGTCGTAGGCCAGGTGCAGGGTCCGGGGGTCCTCAGGCGGGGGCACGTCCCCCAGCTCCAGGGAGTCCCACGACAGGGCAGCCCACTCGTCGGCGGGCAGCCGGTCCGCGCTGGTCCTGGTGCGCCTGTTGGCGTAGGCCCTCTCATACTCCGCCCGCGTGGTCTTGTCCACCGCGGACAGCACGTCCTGGGGGGTTATGAGTTTGGACCCCAGGGTGAAGCCCACCGCGGGGTGGTACTGCGCAATGTCGTCCAGGCTGTAGGGGGACAGGTCCGGGCCAGCGCCCCACAGGAAGGTGGCCACGCGGGGGGCCCCCGTCATGCCCAGGTCCAGCCAGTCATGGAGGAAGGTGGACTCCGCGGTGCCGGCTGTGGACACAATCCACAGTTGCTTGTCCACGATGGTGAACTGCGCAGGCTCTATGGCACCCATCAGCAACTCTCCGGTGGCCGCGGAGTGCTTGAAGGCTTCGTCCAGCTTCACCTGTTCTGGGGTGTACCCATGCAGGGACTCTGCGGTGGGCGCGAAGGCGTGATAGCCCGCCCCGTTGGGGAATTCCACGGACTCCGCGCCAGCGCGCAGGCTGATCTTGATGTCTTTGGACTTGATACGCCCGGAGTAGGCAGGGGACTTCCGCATGGACTTGACCAGGTCGTTCCACCTGGCGCGCGCATCCTTGCCGGTCTGGGCTGTGTAGAAGGTGGAACCCCCGCAGACCAGGCAACGGTGGACTCCGTCCGCATGCTCCAGGGTGGTCTTGCCTGACTGCCGCGGCACGGACACCAGCACTACCTCATACTCATACGATCCGTCCGGCCTGCGCTCCGTGGCCACGTCCGCCGCGTAGCGCTGCCAGGGAATCAGGGGGGTGCCCAGGCTCCGCGCTATCAGCGCCACCTGAGCCCCGTCACTGCGCAGGCTGGGGTTGCGGCGGGTGGCGTACAGCGGCGGGGCCCCCCAGCCGGTGGGCCACCAGTCCCGCGGATGCTCAGTCATTGCCCCAGGCTCGCAGCGTGCCGCTTGCGCTCTTCCGCGGCTGCTTCGCGCAGGTCCCTTGCCAGCTGGTCCCACTCGTCACCCTGGTCCCCGCCGTCAGGCTGGGGCAGCAGCCCGAAGGCCTCCCGCAACTGTGCCGCGGCCAGGGCCGCGGCTGCGGCCTGGCCCTTCGCTGCGGCACGCCCCACGGCACGCGCCAGGTCTAGGACCAGCTGCATGGTCAGCGCGTGCCGCTCGTCCAGCAGTCCCTGGCGCTCGAGCGCGGCCAGGCTGCGGCGGGCGGATGCCTCCAGGGCGGTGGGACCGCCCGCCGCTGGGGTGACTTCGTCCAGGCCGGGGAGTGGCAGGGTGGGGCTGTCGTCGTCCGTCACGCTGCCACCCCCTCCGCGGCCAGGATGCCTTCCCCGATACGGCGGGCAACGGGTGGTGACACCGCGTTACCCAGCCGCTCCCACCTGGCCACGTCCCCGCCCGCCGGCTCAGTCCAGCCGTCAGGGAATCCGTGGCACCGCTCCCACTCCACCGGGGTCAGCACCCGCACGCCGTGGTCATCCACCACCAGGGCACCAGCGCGCTTGCCAGTCTCCGTCTCAATCAGAGTGGGAGCGTAGTCTGTGCTGACCCAGCGCTCAGGTCCGCTGGAGTCTCCGGGGCTGCGCGACTTGCGATAGCAGCGAGCGCCAACCTCAGCGCTTCCGGCAGCCCGCCACCTGGCCGCGCTGTATAGGTGAGGATCCGTTGCGCCGTCTCCGCGGACAGGTAGTAACGCTCGTGCTGCGTATCCCTCAGCACGACATCCCACAAAGTAGAGCCGTCCGCGGGTCTGGGGGACGTAGGCCCTGGAGTTATGTGCGACGACATCGACGTGATAGCCCAATCTCTTGAAGGCGTCCATGACGGTGGCGTAGTCCTGCCCGCCGTTGACTGTGAGCAGCTCCAGGACCTGTTCCATGACGACCCACCGCGGGGCCAGTTGAGCCAGGGCCTCCACCCATGGGAAGAACAGGCCGGACTTGTCCCCTGCCAGCCCCAGCCTGGTGTGCCCTGCACCTTGGCTGATGTTCTGGCAGGGGGGCCCGCCCGCGGCCACTTCCACAGGGTCAGGGGCTCCGAACAGACCCGCGTACAGGTCCAGCACGGAGCCCAGGTGAGCAGCCTGCGGAAAGTGGGCTGCCAGGACGCGCAGGGCGGCGGGGTGCACTTCGCTGTACCAGCGCGTGCGGAAGGGCCCAGCCTGGGAGAGCCCCAGGTCCAGGCCACCCACACCAGCGAAGCACGACCCCACCGACAACAAACCTCAGTCCTCCAGGGGCTCTGGCAGCACGTCGTGGCTGGTGGTCAGCAGCAGGCCGGGGACGACCTTGCCGGAACGTCCGCGGACCCTGCGGCGGATCGAAACGGTACGGGTGCCCAGGTGGACGGTGACCACGTCCCGGTCCTCCACGTCCCCCAGCTCCACAGCGTCCAGCACCGCCCGGACCAGGACCGCCCGGTCCATGGCCTCCACCGGAATGGCCCGCTTCGCACGTGTCGCACTCACCGCCACCACGCCCCAACCAGGACCCCGCCCACGACGCCGACGACAGCGGCGGTGCCAATCGCCCACCAGTCAGCAGTGGAGAGCCTGGCAACCACCCGCATCCAAAGCGGGTCAGGGGCAGGGTGGTAGTCGTACTCCGGTGGCGCCAGGTGCAGTGCGCGTGAGTCCTTCATGGTGTCTCGCTTCCGTCGTTTTTGTCTGACTCCGGGGGGAGGGACCGGAAGG